AGTAGACTGGTGTGGTGGTCCATGTTCCACCGGCTGCCGGTCGATAAATCTCCACGATTCCGTTATCCGAACAGTTAATTCCTGTTGCTACAGTGGTCCACGAACCTGAAATCTTAACCTCGAACTTGATACCCTGTGGATTTCCGATGTGTGTATTCATCTTGGCGACAAGTTTATTGGCATCTACTGCTGTGTCAAATTCGATAGTTACTCTAAGCGCTCTAGAACCATCTGCGAGTTTGCAGGAAAACTGTCCCGGTGTCCTACCATTAGCGTCAGTCTTGGCTAGCGTTCTAGCACTAGAAATCCAGTATTGGAAAACATTGTCCCTACCGGCAAAGTAGCAGCGAGGATACTTCTTGTTATCTGTACGCTTAGTTTCGTTTAGCGAATACTTAGCGAACTTAACGGTATTAACGCCCTCCTGGTTTTGCGTAGAGTAATTGGTGCCCCAGGAGTCGTACAGTGTCGAGTAAACAATTCCTGGGTCGCGCTGTGGCCTCGTAATGGAGGTAATTGGGAACAGATCGTCGTATCCACGGTCCACACCCCACGCCTTCTGCTCATCGGTTTGAGTAGTCCTTGGGAAGTCGGCTGTTACTGTGGTATACCTAATCATGTTCCACTCACCAAGAACCTGCGGAACAGCGTTGTTGGTGCTGGTATCCTCAATAGCCGTTTTAATAAACGGCTTGGAAATCATACTTCCTCCAAGGAAAGGCTAACGTTCCAGAGGTCCGTTATTACAGAAACTCCTCTTTCCATCCTGACATTACGCTTTGCAATGTCGTAGGAGAAGTCAGAAAACCTCATGGTATATCTGTCACCGGCTGAAATGACCGCTGACTCTAATGTGCCTCTTGCTGCTAGGTCGCGGCTGTAAAGGAATACATAAAATTCCTTGTCATAGTATGATCGGTAAAAGTCTAGAAGATCCCAGCCGCCCTTGTATCCGTCGAGTGTGTGCTGATATGTCGCTGGGAGGCCGTCCCACGAAACCTGAAAGGAAGTTTTCTGTGCTACAACGTATGAACGCATTGTTCCATTTACAGTGCGCTTACGGTTTTCAATGATTTCCTCGGTAGCATTTAGTTCGCTGCGGTTATGCTCAGAAAGGAAGCCGTCCTTGGCACCGGCTCCGGTGTCCTTAAAGTAGATAAGACTGTTTACGGGTAGAGTCAATGGCATTAGATTCTCCTACTCCTTCCGCTTCTAACCTGCTGCTTCCTTTCGTGCTTCACAACGAAACGCTCGAAGGCACGCTCAAGGTCAACCTCGGAACTTAGATTTTCAATGGTCACATCAAAATTATACTCGTTTCCGCCCATGTTTGCAATATTCTTCTCGAACTTGTCAGTCAGGGCGCTCGTAAGTACGGTTTCCCCCTTGTGAAGATTAGCAACCGTGTTATCATAGTTGATTCTGCCGCCCTTGCGTAGACCGGGAATTCCCAGGGTGTGCGGATCTGCCTGGTTCGAATATGAGCCTCCCCTTCTGGCCTCGAAGTGAAGGTGGGGACCGAATGAATTTCCTGTATTTCCAGAATATCCAATAATCTGACCAGCCTTAATCATTCCAGAATCTGCCTTGTCACGGCTGAGGTGAGCATAAACAAACCCGAATCCATTAGCATCTAGCATGTACCAGTTACCATATGATCCAAATGCGAACGGCTGGTTTGTCAGTTTACCGCTGGTAACCGCTCTCAGCGGTGTTCCCTCTGGCATTGGAATGTCTGTTCCGGTTCCGCCGTGCTGTGCGAGTGTCCTTCCAACCTGGTAATTTCCGACCCAAGGCTTAGTGTAACCCTCATTGGCAGACATTCCAGAGAGCACTGCGCGAGCCTCGTCCTCCCACTTTGCGTATGCGTCAGGATATGCACTAACCTGAACTCTCTGAGCGGCTTCTGCTAGACCTAACTGGTCCCTGTCCTTAATCGCTAGCAGCCTGCTAAAGAACTTCCTAGAAGCATACTTCGGATTGGTAATTTGCTTAGGAGTTCCCCAGCCCATTGACGGACGCTGCTGGAACAGTCCTAGCGAGTCGTGGTCTACAGCAGTCTTGTAATTGTGTAGAGTTGACTCCTGCATGGCCGTCATAAGACCAATGATAAGGTCTCTGTGTGTTGCACCCATATTTTTTCCGACACTTACAATGATTGCTGCGTTCCTCAACTGCTCTGCACTAAATGCTGTTCCGCCATAATTTCCAGGGGCCCCGGCAGACATATCGTAGTCACCACCCCGCCCCGTAGCAGACTTAAGCAGCGCTACGAGCATGGCCATTGGAGCAGCAACAGAAGCAGACTCTAGCATTGCCGATGCTGTAAGAGTATTAGTCATATCACCAACGATACCACCCTTGGCGAACGCAGGTATGCTTCCGCTGTTAATTCCGTCAAGCGTGGTCTTACCGTACTTCTTTACGGAGGCTGCTCGGATAACATACTCCCCATTAGAGAGTCTTGCGGGAATAGAGTCAGAGGTCCCTGATCCCGGCCCGGTAATAAACCCTCCAGTCGCGTGGCCGTCCTGCGGACGGTGACTCATCATCTGCTTGAATGTCGTAGGCTTTGGAACACCATTCTTCACCCACTCCATAAGGGTGCTTGCCAGGTCGGGATCAATATTCATGTTATCGATAAGTGCTGTCGTTATTCCATTCCAATTACCACTCTGAATTGAATTACGAATCTCACTGGCAGCGGTCTTTCCAACCTTTCCAAACGCCGACTCCCACACCTTAATAAAGGCATCAGCCTGCCCCCTGCTATCAGCACCGATAAGTTCTAGGGACCTCTTCATCTTCTCTCTCATATTGGTGTTAGCGTTTTCCCAAATTCTTTGAATCTTATCAGCAAGATTCTGGTACTCCTCCTGCTCATCGTCAACGGTATTCTTTAGTGCTTTAAGTTCCGCCTGCTGAGCGTCACGGAAATCATCTAGATTTTCATCAATGGCCTCTGCTCGCCTGTCAAGAACTTCCATCTGGTGTTCTAGTTGTCGGTTCTCCTGACGGATAGCCTTCAACTTCTCCTTGATTGGAGCAATTTCTTCCTTACGCTTCTGATTAAGTTTTTTAATCTTCTCCTCTGCGCGAGCAGCAGACTTTTCCCGCTCCGACTCCTGCTCCCTCTGCTTCTTAATAGCATCCATATCGAGACGAATACGAGCAGCCTCGAAGAGTTGACCAGTAGCAATGGCCTCCTCGTATGAGATTTCCATATTTCGCATTTCCTGACGGCGCTGGAATCTCTCCTCTTCCTTGTCAAAGGCAGCCTGCTTCTTCTCTTCCGCACGCTCTATCTGGGCAATTTCTCTGTCGTAATATTTCTCAATCTTATCTATGTCGCGTTGGTAGGCCGCAGCGCGCTTATCCAATAGATCAATCTGATCCTGAATTGCGTCCTGTTGGTCCTGAATTGCTTCCTTAGCCCTTTCAGCCTGCCTTTCCTCTGCGGCTAGAGCACGCTCCTGCTCCTTAATTAAATCATCCACATCCTCCTGCGTAACACTCGGCTCAGGAATCATTGCTGCGAACGCGGTTGGCATAGCATCGCCCATAGCACTAAATATTCCAGGTAGGTTGGCTGCCGCGTCATTCGCATCAAGCAGGGTTTGAACAAGGGCCGCCGATCCGGTTAGGACGTCCCTCTGTGCTGCATATACAAGATCGTAACCGTTGGGTAGGCTATTTCCAACAATATCTGCAACGCCAGCGGCCCCAGACCTATATGCTTCAAAGAATTCTCTCAAGTCTTGGGTGGGCAGGGCTTCCAGGAACGCGGCCCTTTGATCCGCACTCCACTCCCCAAAAATGGTCTTCATATCATCTGTCATATTGCCAGAGAGCCCGAATTGGCTGATAAGATCTATTGTTTTTCCATCTTCATTTTGGTAGACTAGGCTACCCCAATCGATACCCTTCTGCTCAGCGAGAGTCGTAGCCATCTTGTTAATTCTATTCCAGTATTCTTCAATTACCTCTTCTGGCTCCGCCCCCTTTTTAAGACCAGCGGTCATGGCTTCGCCCTCAGACTGCCCCCATTCGTATGCTCGCTGATTAGACTCTGCCTCGTGCTTGTCCTGGTTCCACCACCACCCCCCGCCCCAGGTTCCCAACTGATCTGAGCCGAGCGAATCCGCAGTCTGCTGTAGAGCACTCTGCAGGCTATCCTTCGCAGCCTTTCTAGTGTCTACGCCTTCCAGCCTGGTCTGTACAGTAAGAATATTGCCCTTCTTATCTGCCTGCATTTGAATAGAATCAATAATGTTCTTAGCCTTCTCAGCAGACATTCCAGACATAAGCAACTTATCGTAAATAATTATGGCAGCGGTTGCAGCCTCTTCCGCAGTAGCATCAGCCATTGCTGCGATTTGTTCTGAGAAGTTATCTGTTACCTTCTGGTTAAACTCATCCAGTTTTCTTGGAGCATCCTGTGGTATAAAGTCTGAGTTGATCCATCCTGAAACACCAAAATCTAGAGTCTTCCACTTCTTAACATTGAATGCTTCTCCAATTTCTTGTTCCAGTTGTGTTCCTACGAACTGGGATGCCAGAGCCCATTCCTTCTTAAAGTCTTCTGCAGCCTTTCTTCCAGCCTCCGTCACCTTATCATAAATTACTGATGCAGCCCCGGCAGCAACAGCACCGGCAGCCATTCCCCAGGGCCCTCCGATCATTCCGACCATGCTTCCCATCATTGCGGCGTTGGAAGCATTTGAAATCATAGAATCCTGAGGTGCTACCATAGAACCAATCATCGGAAGCATCATGGCAGCACTTCCTACGCCCATAGCGGTCTTACCACTAAACTTACTCATCCATCCACCGCTGCCCTTAGCGTCAGTCTGAGCCTTTTCAAGAGCCAGTTGTTCAAGTTCCTCTAGGGTGGACGCCTGCTCCGCTGTCAGGCCAGCCTTGGTAAACGTTAGTTTCTGCTCTTCGTTGAGTAGTCCTGAATTTCTAAGTTGAGCAATCTTTTGTTCCGCAGAAAGATCAGACTGTGCAATCTTTAGGCCCTCTCTCTGCAGTGCGAGTTCTTCCTTCTCCATAGCCTTCTGCTGCTCAAGCACGAGCCTCTGATTTCTATAATGCAGTTGGGCTTCCTGATGCATTTTCTTTTCTATTGCTGCACGCTCCATAGCCTCATCAGTAGTTTGCTTAGCCAGGGCATTAATAGTTTTGGCACTAGATTCAGACATATCTCCAGTTCTAGCACTTATTGGCACACCGGTTACTCCAGCGCCTGGTACAGCCCTGAATCCACCATTGGCCATCTGCTTGGACACACCCATGAGTTCCCCGGTAGCCCTGTCAATTGCTACTAGATACTGCTGTCCCTCACTTTCCATAAGTTGGAACTTTATAGTGGTCTCATCGATCTGCTGGGTCATTCTGGTCATTGCCGCAGCAACGCTCTCCATAGGAATTTGCTGTGCAAGATTCGCGCTGGTATCTCCAACATGCCTTGCAAGGCTGTCGATCATAGTGTTGTATCTGCGCTGAGCAACACCTGTCTTTTTGGTTTCTACCGCCTGCTCTTCAAGAATTTGGGTCGCGGCGTTAGTTGCAGCAATTAGTTTTTGATCTGCTACCATCCAACTGTCTGAGAGTCCCCTCGGCTGACTTGGAAGAACCTCTCGGTCTGCTGCATAATCTCCGGGGCCATATCTAACACCCTTAAAGTTGCTTGAAGTTCCAATAGTTGGTTGATCAGAGAAGTAGCCGCTTCCATACCTTAATTCTGTAGAACTTTTAACCGCCCTAACATATGCCCTTTCAGCGGCCAGTGCGTCTTTGCTATTGGTCGCAGCCGCCTTTGCCTCCATCTGTGTAACTTCTTTCCACGCATTAATTTTCTGCTGAGTTTCTAAGGTATCCCCAAGAGCCGCCTTAATTTTAGCGCTCTGAATAGCAATAAACTTATCAAGGTCTGCTGCAGCCCTCAAGTCTCCGGTCGGCCTTGAGACTGAGAAGAACGGCATTGTGTCCTTGGCAATATCATTTTGCTCCTTAGAGGCGAAGCCCCACCCCATCGTATCAAAGTTGTACGCTCTTCCGGTCGGTGGAACGTAGCCCATTTCCTTCATAAGCATTTCACGCATACCAGGAGTTTGTAGAGATGTGTCTAGGGATCGAGGAATAAAGTGCGCTCTTGACATTGGCACTGTTCCGGACTGCCAACCGGAGTGTGTGGTTGACCAGGGCCCGCCGGTTAGATCAGACTTGGCCACGACCGCCGCAGCAGCGGTTGCGGAAGCAGTAGTAGAGGCGGTGTTACTAAGCCCCTGATAGGCCATCTTTAATTCTTCAATACCTCTAGTCAGAACCTTCTGAGCAGTGGTCTGATCGTACATGCTCTTTGTAAGTTGATCAATTGCATTGTCAGCCTGGAAAGATTCTGCTGTAAGCATTTCGAAGGTTCGGGATATACCCTTGCCAGAGGTCATTGACTTAAATCCGTTGCTAAGCCTTAGTACACCCTTAAGAATCATACCAAGCATGTTTCCGAATAGACCCATAAGCATGATGACAGGACCAATAGCAGCAGCGGCCATTCCAAGATACTTAACTATTTGCAAAAGCCATTCATTGTCTTGAAGGAATCCGAAAACCTTGTTAAGCCCTTTTAGTGCCCATGTTCCAAGTTTCAAAAGATCTTCTCCGACCTCAGCAATATTAATTTTAAAGGTCTCCCAGGCTCTCGTCCACTGTCCAGAAACAGAGTCTGCCTGCGCTGCAACTTCCTGATCGGCCAACTTTCCAAGGTTCTCCATACTTGTGCCCATAAGGTCTAGAACCTTTTGAGTTTGAGAACCCTGCGCCCCAAGGTTATTGAAAAATGCGTTCATCCTTGCGAACTGATATTTACCGAATAGTTTGGTGATTACCTGCTGGCGCGCTAGGTCGTCTAGCCCCTGCAACTCTTTCTGAAAGGCCATAAGTGTTGGAGTAAGTTCACCAGCATTGTCCTTGACAATTTTTGGAAGATTAATTCCAAACTCTTTCATGAATTCGGTAGCAGCCTTCGGAGGAGCAATAATGCTAGAAAGACCTGACTTTAGAGCGTTAGCACCTTCCGCCGCGCTAATTCCACCTTCTCTCATGGCTACCATATATAGTGCGAGGTCTTCTACGCTTCCCCCCAGACCCTCTACAACGGTTCCGGCGCGTGGAATAGCCTCTACCAGATCCTGCAGAGATGCCGACGTTTGGTTTTCTACCGCGTTCAGGAATAGAACAGAGTCAGCAACCTCATCTGTGGACATTTTGAATGCTGACTGTAGAGCAACGGTAGCCTTCATTGCCTCCTGGCGGTCAACCTCGCCAAGCGTTGCAAGTTTCGTAGTCTGCTCGGTCATTCTCATAAGGTCGTTGCCTTCAAATCCGGTAGCAGCAAGGTCGGCCATTAGAGCGGCGGTTTCGGTTCCCGCCTGTCCATACGCCTTAGCCATATCTTTAGTCATGGCAATTGCTGACTCTCTGACCATTTCAGACTGCTTCTTGAAGTCATCCCCGAATGTAAACCCAGAGCCATAAACCTTCTGCAATCTTACAAGTTCCTGATCAAGGTCCTTGAATGTCTTAGCGGCTAGTCCACCAGCAATCATAAGCGGAACGGTAAAACCAACCATCAACTGACGACCGGCCCACTGAGTATTCTTACCCCAGTTAACCATTTGCGTAGCACCTTGCTGTGCCGTGGCATTAAAGACTTCCCAAGACTTGTTTGCTACACGCATCTGCGTTGTGAAGTCTTTATTCAGTCCGGTCGGGGTAAGAACCCTTGCGGTGGCCCTGCCTGTCGAGTCAACGCCCTGCGGCATAAGAACCGAGTTCTGCATTTGGACCTGCTGCCTGGCCAGACTGCGAATAAGGCTCTCACGCCCAGTAACATACCTCTTGGTTTCTGTAAACGCCTGACGCATTGTCAACTGTTGACGTGCTAAGGCGTCGGAGAAGATGTCTGTGTGAGACTTCATCGTAACCATCTGCTGAGTGAACTGTCCAGAAGTTGTCAGCATCCTGCCGAACTGAGCATTTGCAGCCTGTAGATCGATGTTAGACATGCTTCGATCAACAGCAGTCATGCTGCCTGCGACAGCCATCAACTCTGCGTTAAGAGTCTGAACCTGCTTGTGCAGGCTAGACAGGTTACCAGTTACAAGAAAATCAATCTTTACTTGACTCATACGATACTGTAGTTAAGACCTCCTTCGATTCCAATTCCAAATCCTTCCTCGTGTGCAACATTTCCGCTAAGGCCTAGGATATCTTCCGGGTCACCGCCCTGTGCGCGAATAGCCGCGTCACGCCTGATCTGTTCGAAGGTGCGGGGGCCTTCCTCTCCCGGCTCGTCCGGAATTGAAACCCCCTGCATTGCTGCATGGAACTTGTAGTCCTTCCACTTAGCCCTGCGGGAAGCCTCCAGGGTGGCTAGCAATTCTGGCATAGACAACTTCTCTTCGAGTTCCTCGTAATTTTCCCAGTGCCCGAGTAAAAATGCCTCTGCCTCCATTTCTGCTAGGTTTAGATCAGCCCAGGTAGGGCCGCTTCCCCCCGTAGATTTGGGCCACCGAGGGAAATACCTGCTGCCACCTCCAGAATCTTCCAGATGGTCGGAATGTCTAGAGCCTCTTCAAACTTGTCATTATCCTTCACCAGATCTGGGAGTTGCTTCTCCAAGCAAATCTTAGTTGCTTCAATTAGAAATGAGAGATTGTCCTCGTCATCATCAGAAATCGGGTTGTCAGAAGACTCTTCTGCCCCATCCTCCTTAACGACCTTGTTCATATCCTCAATAACCTTCATTACTTTGCGAAGACGCTTTAGATCGAGCGGACGCACCTGTACTTCTGTGCCGTCCTGCAATTCTAGATCCAAAATGTCATATACAGTAGTTGCCAAAATGACCTCCTTATTGTCTATCTAATTATATGGTAAAGGGCATATAAACGCAAGGCGGGCACCCATTTGGGTGCCCGCCAAGCAACTACTGTATTTAGTTATTAGGAAACATCTACTACTCGACCATAAGAAGAGTAAGATGCAAGTGTGTCTGGAAGGAGACGGAATGACACCGGGAAAACCGTTGCCTCGCTGCGGCGCATTGCGCTGCTAGAAGCCTCTACGGATAGAGCACGGGTTGCCAAGTATACACGCTGCTTGTATGTAGTAGCCGTGTTCGGAGCGTTTCCAACGAATAGTAGACACTTTTCAATCGGAGCCTCACCGAGAGCACCACCAGACATACGAACCTCTTCACCAGCAGTACCGGTGAACTTAGTTCCTGTGCCCTGTGCCCAAACTGTTAGAAGGTTGTCCAGTGTTGCCTCCGCGAATGTGGTAGCAACAGAAACTGTCATCTTCTGCTTGAACAACTTAGCAGCGTCTAGCAACTGGTCAACCTCAACCTCACCGAAGTCAGGCTGGTACTGTACCTCTACACCCTCCTGAGTAAGACCAACGTCCTTGAACTGAATGTTACCTGCTGGGGCTGGAGAGGTACCTCCTGCACCAGTCATAGCAACCGGAGTTGCAGCACCAGAAGATCCGCTAAGGCCGCTAACCCATCCACGGAAGTCCTTTGTGGGACCTACGGCACCCTTAACAACGGTCCATACCTGGTCGCCATTTCCTGCGAAGTCGTGAGAGTATGTTCCAACGGCTAGGTTGGCTGCACCAACGAGAATATTGCTTGTACTTTGCGACATATTTTATATTTCACCTCCCTGTGTCATGGGTTATTTCTTGCTTCGCCAGTTCTTATAGTACCGTGAATATTCTTATGAAGCAAACCTGCCGTTAGCGCCGACCGGCCTTGTGTACTGGTAAGAAATGACCATATTTAATCCATACCTGCCGAGCACCATATCAATATTGCTGCTTGGTAGGCCCATCATAATGTCAAAATAGTGGAACTTGTATGTTGTGCTGATCTGATTTACGTCCTCCGCTGTCAGGTCAAATCTGCGGAACAGATCGTAAAGGAAGTCTTTAACCTCCATTAACTTTTCAACGTCATAGTCGTAAATCCATAGCACCACTTCATCTCTACAATTCCAGTATTCAGTGTCATACCCGCCTGGAACTAGAATGTCGTATACAATAAATGGTGCATCTTCTGGTAGGCCTACCGGCGCGTCAGACTTATTTCCGAAGGCCTCTGGGATCTGCTGAATTGGGACAATTGGGGACGAACTGGCATAATCTGACTCATTAAAAATGCCAGAGGAATACAGTTCGTTGATCATCCACTGACGAACCGTATAGAATGCGCTGTTAGAATAATCAACCACTTGGCGTCAACGCCTCTGTCATCCGACTTGCAATTGCGTTTGCATATCCATCAGACGGAGTGCTTACAGAGAGCATGACCGATGCACGGTTAGCAGCCTTGGCAGCCTTGGTTCCGTAATTAGACATATCGCGGTTAACTTCCTGACCTCCGACTCCAGCGAAAAAGGACTCGGTTGCCGCCTGTAGGCCGTGGTACGTTGGTAGTCGGGAGTAGTCAATCATCACCGGCTTGGCCGTGAAGGTCAGTCCCGAGAGTGTCTTTCTTCCGTTAATCGGATTATCAAATGCTAGGTACTGTGAAATCGTTGGCCTAATAACAACCTTCTGACCGTATTCCATCACCATAGCCTTATTGAAGAATACATGGCGCTTCTCAACAGTTTTTCCTGTTGGACCGGGGGTTGCCTGAGCCTCGGTCAAGGGAACTAGCGTCTTGGATGGCCTAAACTCTAGCCTCATAGAAAAATTCGCCTTGCCACGACTCATTGGGGGGATCTTAAGGTCGAACAATCTTCCGCTGGTCTGTCCAACCTTTCCCCACTCATATGCGTGATGCATCGACTTCTTATTGGCCGATGCCATAGCGTTCACATAGGGGAGATACTTTCTTTTTACAGAGTTCTCGATAGTGCGCTGAATATTTTTCTGTCCCTTGGGAGATGAGATAGCCCATGCTACCGTAGCAATAGAGTTGGCAATTGCCTGTGACATTAGTGGCAGTTCATTCACTCCGCGCAACTTTCTACCAGAAATTTTTGTCGATACCGGAGCCGTCAGTCTATAGTTATTAAACTCTCTGAACAGTGCGTCTAGATCGTTCATATTACGACCACCTGACTAGTTTCAGAAGAGTTGATCTGGACTGTATCAACGCTAGAATCACCTGGCAGCCTGACATTAACCTCAGACAAGTTGCAGAGAATGTCGTACTCCATGAATGATCCGAATGGCTCATAGGTCGGTGTTACTCCGATAACAATAAACTGGATCCTGTCGTCAAGGTAGTATTGTCCGTCGGCGTCCCTAATTTTTGTTAGAATATCTCCCTCTCGCATCTTATATGCACTTTTTACTCTGAGGTAGTGGTATTCATCCAATTTGTTTCCCCAGTCCTGCTCTGTTCCGGAGTCCTTACCCCTTAGGTTAGCCAAACCGCGAGCGATAAGAGGGACCTCTTGGTATTCTGAGTAGACAGCCTTAACCTGCCCGCTTCTAGTGTTTTGCTCGGTGGTCTTAGCATAAACTCTACCGGTCATGTTATACTTTCCAGAAGTTAAGCAGCCACCGATCATATAGCCACCATGTTAATAGATCTAAAGTCTGAAAGGATTTGATCAGCGAAAAAGTTACCAGTGCCCTGGAACTGCTTTTGATTAAATACAATTCTCCAGTCGGAAGCATTGATTTGTTCCACGAAGCGCTTCTTCCAG